ATTGATATAGAGACAGACATGAAACACAGCACTATCTGGTGTGCTTGCGCTGAGGATGTCGCTACAGGTGAGACGACTGTACACACCGAAGCTAAGACGCTACAGGCGTTGATAAACAAGCACGACAGCATTCTAACGTATAACGGCTTAGGCTTTGACGTTCCAGTGATGGAGGCAGTGTGGGGCATTAGTGTAGAAGGTAAGCAGCACGTTGATGCTATGGTGCTGTCTCGCCTGTTCAACCCTGCACAGGCAGGTGGTCACAGTTTGCGGAGTTGGGGCGAGCGTCTGGCGTACCCTAAAGACGACTTCACCGACTATGACGGTGGCCTGTGTGAGGAAATGATTACTTACTGCAAGCGTGACGTTAACCTAACCACTAAGGTTTATAAGACAGTGACTGCTGACCTTGAGAAGGCTAAGTTCACACAGGACGTTATAGACCTAGAACACGCTGTGACGGCTGAGCTAGAGTTGCAGCGCAGTAATGGCTTTAAGATTAACTTACCAATGGCTAACGAGCTTTACAGCAGGCTGACGTATCGTATGCGTAAGGTAGAAGAGCAGCTACAGGCTGAGTTTCCTCCTATCGTGACAGAGCGTTGGTCTGAGAAGACAGGTAAGCAGCTTAAAGACAATGTAGAAGTGTTTAACGTGGGCAGTAGACCGCAGATAGCTAAGAGGTTGCAGAGTGTTGGTGTTAAGTTCACTGACAGGACTGAAGGCGGCGGCTACAAGATAGACGAGAACGTGCTAGAGGGCATTGACAATCCTTCGGCGCAGCTTGTTGCTGAGTATCTTCTATTACAGAAAAGAGCTAGTCAGGTAAGCTCATGGCTAGAGGCTGTAGCAGATGACGGCAGAGTGCATGGTCGTGTCTTTAGCAGCGGTGCAGCAACAGGCAGGATGACGCATATATCGCCTAACATGGCTCAAGTGCCTGCAACACGTAAGGCACACGATGGCATGACACCAGTGCAGAAGCTCAAGGCTGAGCTAGGCGGTCAGTGTCGAGCTTGTTGGACTGTAGAGCAAGGCAACAAACTAGTGGGTATTGATGCGTCTGGTCTTGAATTACGGATGCTAGCCCACTATATGAAGGACAAGGACTACGTTAGCACCATCTTAGACGGCGACATACACAGCGCCAACCAAGCAGCGGCAGGACTTGAAACACGCGACCAAGCTAAGACGTTCATCTACGCATTCCTGTATGGTGCAGGTGATGAGAAGATAGGCAGTATCGCAGGCAAGGGCGCGAGACATGGGAATAAACTCAAAAGAGACTTCCTTGACAATATACCATCGCTAAAAGCGTTGAAGGAGTTAGTAGAGAAGATAGCAGGAACAGGCAGTCTACCTAGTTTAGACGGCAGAAGGATACGCATACGCAAGGCTTATAGTGCGCTAAACTTCCTCTTACAAGGAGGCGGCGCAGCGCTTATGAAGAAAGCATTGTTGAACGGTGTCGAGAGTCTTAGAGAGCAGAACATACCTTTTAAGATGGTCGCCAACGTACACGATGAGTTTCAAGTAGAGACGCCAGAGGCTTACGCCAAGGCTGTAGGACTACACTTTCGTAATGCGATACGCAAGGCAGGTGAGGACTTTGATCTTCGTTGTCCTATGGATGGCGAGTTTAAGATTGGAGATAATTGGTCAGAAACTCATTGACTTACAGCAACATTTAGTGGTAAAATCCACAAACCTTAATTAGGAGAAATACTATGCAACAAGTAAAGCCAACAACCCTCAAGACAACTCTATTCTGGGCGAACCTGTCTACTAAGAATGAGATGTCTGGCAAGTATCAAGTTGATCTGTCTAATCTCTCTGACGCTGCGATTAGTGCTTTAGAAGAGCGCGGCTTGCAAGTAAAGAGCAAGGATGATGATCGTGGTAGCTTCATTACAGTTAAGTCTACTAATCCTATCCGAGCTTACAACAGCAGCGGTGACGAGATTAGCTGCTTAGTCGGTAACGGCTCACAGGCTACAGTCGCTCTTGGTCACTATGATTGGGACTTCCAAGGCAAGAAAGGTCGTTCACCTTCGTGTCTGAAGCTAGTCATTAATGACTTAAATGAGTATTCACCAGAAGGTAGTGTAGATGTGTCTTTAGAAGAAGCTCTGTAATGCTTCTAATTGATGGCGATATATTTTGCTATCGGGCGGCTTGTGCGTGCGAGACTGACGCACAAGTCTCTTTAGACAACGCTACAGCACAAGTCAAACGAGCCTTCAACTCCATCCTCACTGACGTTCTAATACGTTATCCTGACCACGACTACATCCTCTACCTAACCGGAGGCGACAACTTCAGACATGACGTTGCCGTCACTGCTCCGTACAAAGGAAACAGAAAAGGCGAAAGACCTACCCTGCTTCCTGCTATACGCGAGTATGCTATTGGCTATTGGGATGCGGTAATGGTCGAAGGTGAGGAGGCTGATGATGCTATAGCTATTGCTGCTTCCTCTGCTCACTTGAATGATGATCCTATCATGGTAAGCATTGATAAAGACTTCGATCAAGTGGCAGGTATGCACTATAACTTTGTGAAGAAGGAAGAGTATTTCGTAAGCTCAGAGATAGGCTTGAAGAGCTTTTACAAGCAGATACTCACAGGCGATTCTATTGACAACATCATTGGTGTTGACGGTATAGGCGCAGGAGGCGCACACGAGCTGATTGGCAACTGCCGCAAAGAGACTGATATGTGGGACATTTGCGAAGACCAATTAGGCTATGACAGGGCGTTGGAGAATGCACGTCTACTGTGGCTAAGACGCACAGCAGGGCAGATGTGGATGCCTCCACGAGAACGTCCCAAAGGAGTACGCTTTTATGGCGAAGCAGCTAGTACCACGCACTAGAGCCGGAAAGACTTGGACAGAAGCACGTTATTGGCAGTTCATACGATCAGCGCTTAGACAGGCTTACAGTCGTTACCCTGTTAAGTTTCAAGTCAAGAAGGACGCAGAGCGTACAGTAGAAGGTTGTAGACACAAGTACGAGTATCAGTGCGCTGAGTGTTCAGAATGGTTTACCAACAAAGAAATACAGGTAGATCATATAGAGCCTGCGGGAAAGCTGAGCAGCTACAAAGACCTTGCAGGTTTTGCAGAGAGGTTATTCTGTGAAGCAGACGGTATGCAGGTGTTGTGCGTAGATTGTCACCAGAAGAAAACTAACGCAGAACGAGCAGCGAGGAAGAAGACATGAGACACTTTGTCATACCAGACACGCAAGTTAAACCAGACTCTAATATAGAGCATCTGACGTGGGCAGGTAAGTATGCAGTAGCTATGAAGCCTGAAGTTATTATCCATCTAGGTGACCACTGGGACTTTCCTAGTCTGTCTAGCTATGACAAAGGTAAGAAGTCTTTTGAAGGCAGGCGTTACCAAGCAGACGTAGAGTCAGGTAAGGTTGCTATGCAGGCTTTCCTAGCTCCTATCAAGGAAGAGCAGAAGCGACAACGCACGAACAAGCACAAGGTGTGGAAACCTAAGCTAGTGTTCTTGCTAGGCAACCACGAGAACAGGATCACTAGAGCAGTAGAAGATAGTCCTGAGCTTGAGGGTTTGATGTCGTTTGCTGACCTTGGCTTGGAGAAGATGGGTTGGGAAGTTATACCGTTCTTAGAAGTTAAGATGATTGACGGCATAGCCTACTCACACTACTTCACCTCTGGCGTTATGGGTCGTCCTGTATCATCTGCTAAGCTAATGCTGACTAAGAAGATGGTTAGCTGTGTTATGGGTCACGTACAAGACAGAGACATCGCCTACGCACGTAGAGCTGACGGTGTGTCAGTCACTGGTCTGTTTGCAGGCATCTTCTATCAAGAAGACCAAAGCTATCTCACACCGCAGACTAATCAGTCTTGGCGTGGGCTTTGGATATTCAACGAAGTAAACAACGGTAGCTTTGACGAGCTGCCAATTAGTATGTCCTACCTTAGAAAGAAGTACGGAGAGTCTACGAATGAGTAAAACATTCACAGAGATAAAGGAGCAGCTGTCTCTCTTAGATGAGATAACTGTACTTGAGACGTTAGAGATTAACTCTACGGAGCTTGTAGAACGTTTTGAGGATAAGGTAGAGGACAAACTAGATCAAATAATCGAAGACTTAGGAGAAAATGACAATGAGTTTTCTTGACCATTCACCTGCTGAAGAGTGGGACGCAATAACTAAGAAACGTAGGGCGCACGCTAGACGTGTTAGTGAGCAAATCAACGCTGAGCAGAGAGCAGCAGAACCTTTAAAGGACGCTATAAACCCTAGCCACTACAAAGGCAACGGTATTGAGTGTATTGAGTACATTAAAGAGCGACTCAGTAAAGAAGCCTTCTTAGGCTACCTTAACGGTAACGTGCTTAAGTACCAACATCGTTGGCAAGACAAAAATGGCGTAGAAGACTTACGCAAGGCTCGTTGGTACTTAGACAGGCTTATAGAGGAGGAATGTAATGGTAAAGATTAACAAGTTAATAGACCTGTGTACTAAGTGGAGTAGCGACAGAGGCATCTTTGTCAACGGCACAGTACAGTCACAAGCGCTAAAGCTAGTTAGTGAGATTGGAGAGTTGGCTGACAACGTAGCCAAGCAGAGGGACATACAAGACGACATAGGCGACTGTATTGTAGTGCTGAACAATCTAGCCATCATGAACGATACGACACTAGCAGACTGCTTAGAAGTAGCATACAACGACATCAAAGACCGTAGGGGTTACCTAAACGGCGCAGGTGTATTTATTAAAGATTCAGATAGGACAGCAGCATGAGCGAGTTTAGAAACAGTTTTGGTGAGTCAATCTTCCGCAACAAGTACGCCTTGAACGAGACACAGACGTGGGCTGAGAAAGTAGATGACCTTATGCACGATGTCTGTACAGGCATACTAAGC